AAAAAACAAGACCCAACACATAGACATGTTGGGTATCTTGCTTCTCGACGGAGAGAATTGCAACCACTTACCGACTGCTGCCAATCTAAAGTTGAATAGTGCCGCGCAACCGACACAAATTCCCTACCACTGGCTGTGGTAGTTGTAAACCTAATAAGCTAGGATCTTCAACTTAGAAATAAGCAATCGGTTGCACAGGTTTGCACCTTATGCACTTACACTTTAACCGGTGTAAGGGATCCCCATTCTGGATCCAGAACTGTCCTAAAAACAATATAGGATGTTCATCACGGCCATCACAGCCGATCTTTTTCGGTTTGTAGATTTAAAGATTCTACAATCTATGCTTCGCGACCTTTAAGAAATCTCATCTTGATACCAGTCTCGAGTGTGTACCAACCATACCCGTACAAATCGAGCTTAGGGCATAATTCTCGGTATCTTAACTCAGCTTGGATTTTCGCCTTTTTGGCCAATCGGGATTTAGCTTCAACTATGTAAATCCTATTTGATCTTGTTTGATATACAAGATCAATACTATGACCATCAAGTTTGATTTCTCGTGCCACAAGACGCATTTTTGGATAGTTCGCCATCATACACTTGTGAGCTTCCCTCTGTGCTAAATGTTCAGAATAAGAGGGACATGTTGACACCTCAACTGGTAAATCGGTTTCCAAATAACAGAAGCCTTGCCAATTGCGGAAGTAGTCAGAATCAGTCATGAAGTTTGTGGTTTCTCCTTCCGGAGATTGAGCTGAATCGGAACATTCAGTTACTTCTAAATCTAATGGATCATCAAGGAAGTCTGGTTGTTCGAAACTTTCCACAACTCTTTGTGTATTTTCCTCTTGGTAATCTTGAAGAGTCTTTTCCTTTAATTTCTTATTGACATGAACGTAATGTTCAAACACAACATCATTGATGTGTGCTGTCAGAAATCGCCGTACAAAAGCCTGATCATCCATCACGTAATTAATGAGATCAGATGGAATCACGTCAGAACCTTCTAAACTTTCCGATTTAAACCGCGGAGGTGCCTCACCAGACAATGCTGCTTGGAATTCGGCATAGAATTCCATATCGTCAGGCGTGATATTAGCTATTTGATCTAAATGAACAAAAGCCCAATTGAAACTTGAGTTACCCATAAAGGATATCAATTTGATCGCAGGACTTGTCAACCGCTTAACGTATAAATCATGGCTATGACTGCCAAGTTGGAGTACATAATCCGGACACACATAATAATGCCCAGGACCGGTACGCTCTAAGATATGCCAATTCTCTTTCAACAATTTTAACTTCTCATCTGAAACTTCCGAACGAAATTTACGGAAACCCAGATATAAGAGAAGAGAGTGCCAAATATGAGTATACCAGGGCAATTGATAGGGAGTGAACGCTTGTGGAATTTCTGCAAGTTCATATTTTCCCGAAAGAGCCATGGCCGAGGCTTGGAGGTCCATACGTGATAGCAACTCATCCGGACCACATCCCCGTGGCAAATCTTGCAAGGACGAAATGAGATCAGAATCCCAGGATTCGCTTTTAAACTTGGAGAACCAAGAGCGCTGTTTAGGGGAAAACAATTCGTCAACCATTGAGACCAAATGATCTTGCTCGGCCCAATGTGTCATGCAATAGTTTTTAATGTGTTCTACAAAACACTGGAAGTCATCAAATACTTTTTCTCTAGATGGATCAAATCCCACATAACCGGTGTAAGCCATCATTTTTTCAGTTCGGGGTGAAATACGAGTCTTGGGCAACTCAGTTAACGCCCAAATCCCCAAATCAAGACCAGCACCTGGACGTTTTCCGTTGCGTTCAACACGGATAAATTCTGCCCTACGATAGATTGAATCTTCGCAGTTGGAACACATTCCAGCAGCAAGAAATCTCACATTTGAAGTGAGTATAACTAATTCAGGTTGTATCTTGATAATTCCTTTCAGATCAGCTTCCGGACTCAAAGCCCTCTTTGGTATATTGTTAACAAAGTCAATGACTCTGCGTAGAGGGTTAGTCGACACCATAGAGCCGAATTTTGTATTTGCTACATCATCAAGGATCACCACACGATGGTGGCTTCTGTACTCAGACTGGAAATCGTCTTCTTCATTGAGTACAATAATTTCATGCTTTTGGATACCCCCAATAGGTTCAAACAGATACTTAACTAAAGCAAGTGCTAAAGTCGTTTTCCCAGAACCAGCAGGGCCTTCTAACACTATACAAGCTGGCTGTCTGCGGATAACGTCACTTTCACGGGACAACCACAAACTCGCTAAACTGTCTCTCAATGAGAAACCTAGTCGCGACCACCAAGTCCTATCCCACGGTTCCAGTTCCGTTCTGGGGACAAGATAAAATAGCGAAGTAACCAAACTCAATACCCAGGCATAGGCGTTAAAGCTTAATCCAATATCCGAAAACCTTCCCGACTTGAAAAATGGTATAATAGCAAGAACAAGTTCTGCAACCATTCCAAGACCAAGGTAGGGTGTCCTTTTGTATGTTGTCTTTGGCTTCTCGAAAGATTCACTCTTGAAGCCAGTCTCAATTGCCATACCTTGCGGTGCATCAGCAAGAGAGTGTCCCCTATAGTCATCATAGTACATACGACGATCATGCTCAATAAGTTCATCGTACTTCCACCAATAGATAGTGCTACTTACATCATGTTCCTTAGCGATGTTTACCAATTTGGCTTTGAGACCCTCAAATGGTTCTCGCCCATGTTGGCTCATCTTCCGCAGAGCTCCGTCAACATTCTGACGAAATAATTCTTCTGCAGTCTCTGGGGAACTTTTCTTCATGTAATAAAAGCTCTTAAGAATGGACTGTTTCAGTAATGGTGCGCGAATGCGACCTAAATCGGGACAGTACCGAAACTTGCGCTTCAAAAAATCACTTTCCGTAAGATGGGTAAAATCCGTAACTTCAGCATCCTTATCGGCCATCGTAATGGTTAAGCCTACTTCCTTACCAACTTGTACTATGTTGGTCCCATTAAATTTGGCATATAGTTCTGGGACCGATGAAATATTATCATCACCATAGGTCATACTCTTAATCGCCTTGCGATACCTAACTTTCCCTCGCAGTTCGGGGTATAAGCGGTAAAAGAAGATTCGCAAATAGATTGAGTTGACCCCGCCGTTAAGCTCCGTCGTGATTGGATTACCAGACGGGTCGCTATTGGCGAGCTGTAAAATTGTACCGAAAAAGTGCAGGTTGGGGTAATTAATATCCGTGAGGATTCCCCGCACAACGGTAATGTGTTCTTCTGTACATTGCATCTTACGCATAATATCAATGATACATGCTGACACAGCAGATGAAACTTGAACAGACATGGTCTGGTCAAAGGCAGAATAATCGAGTGCAACAATCCTTTCCTCATTCTCCTTGAGGTAATCGTACAACTCTTCTGCTTCAACACTATCCATGTTAATACCCTTCGCTGATTCAAACAAGAAATTATTTCGAGCCGCCATCCGAATGAATGGGGCCAAGTACATTCTGCAAACCAACAAAAATGGGAAATTACTTCCCATAAATACACGCGCCTTAAACTTGTGATTAGGTAATAATTCGTTCGTTTTCATCGAACACTTGAAGAGAGGTCGACAGGTTTTACCCTGGCGGTACGTATCAATCATTTTCCATACCTCTTCTTCAATATTTGTGCCGTTGTATTCAACCAATTTTCTCGGAACCAACGGCTGTGTCTCATCAAATGGGTCACGTTCCAAGTAATTCATTTTCTTTCCCTTGTAGGGAAAACCGACTGACGTACTATTGTCGATTCCCCCAAGTGATTTCTCACCAATACCATCAAGAGCTTCTTGGACAGTCAACTTACGTGATAATTCAACACGTTCGCTCTTCTTCATAGAATCAATTTTGTCCAGAATGTCGCTTACATAATCCTCGCGAGCAAATTCCACCTCATCAGCGGAAAATTCTTGATTTGGCGAAGACAATTTAGTCAACGCCTTACGTTTGTGATACGGGTGATTCACTTGTTGTGGTGGACCATTTTTAGATGGTCCAAATGCTGCCTCAACGGACTCACGATATGGGTGTGGCATATACGGGTCCTTAAAAGTGGCACTAGCACCAGGCAAGATGCCTTCCACAATACAATTATGGTCTTCAACAGACTTGTCAACAGCTGGGTCATCAACAGATAACTCAACAAAGCCCAGACCTTTCTCGATAGTTTGAGAGCCAAGCTGAAGCTCACCTCTGTTCGCTGGAATAAATCCATTGAACTGTGCAAGGGCTTCTTGTATCATCTCACGGGAGATTGTTGAACATAAACCAGTACGCCCATCTCCTGCAACATGAAATCCATAAATCAGGCTCTTCGAGAAATCCACGACAAGAGATCCACACATCCCAGGTTTGGTACCTGTTGGGACGGGATATTGATACGGTTTAACAAGCGTGGCCTTATCAGTTTTCACGGTATTGCTAAACATATTCCAATGAGGTTGCAACCTTGATGCTGTTTCATAGCGGACGTGCGTATCTAGGTCAAGTGATACAAATTTAATGGTTTGGGAACCAAGGTGTTGATCACGACCATTCAAGTAGTCTAGATATCCTCGACGAGGTACAGCTGAAGGGATTTGTAATAAACACAAATCTTTTCCTTCAAAATGGTGTACATGGACTCCAGATAACTTCTGTTTCGCCACTGTTGGGTTCATAGCATTTTCATGAACAATAGTGACTTCAAACTCTCCTTCTTTTGGAATCATATGACTTACTGTTAGGTAAAAGTTCGCTTCTATTGGGAATGCCAAACACGATTTCGGCCCTCCCTTATCAATTACAGTAATTACTCCCAAATCACGCTTCATGTGAGGCATGATGTTATCAAGGGGAGTAGTCCTGGCTTTCTCTGCACGTAAGAAACTAGCCCGAATGGTCTCAGGCATTTGTTCTCTGTAAGTAAGATACTCACTACGTGGTCTAAACGCTCTATACACCAGGTAAGCAAAAGACACCAATCCTGCGCCAACAAAGATCTTATTTCGATATTCAGAAATGACATCGACGGTGTTCTGAGCTACGTGGGTCAACACACCAATTCTATTTGCAACTGCATTGTACGTTCGCTTCCAAGCATGAAGCATCAATGCAGCAGTAGTACCAACTGTACCACCTGCAATACACAAAAGTGTAATACCCAAGCTCAAACGTAACCAAACGCTTATAATGAGCCAGGCACATAGACTAGTGCTAAAAGTTCTCTTTATGTTAATCGGACACAGAGCAAGAGACAAACTCAAAGCCGATCGGAATTTAGTCACTTCCCACCACCTGCGGGAAAATGCTAACATTATGTTGTAATTGTCAACAATGCGTCCAACACCATCATCAATACCGCAAAATTCGGATTGAACACAACAAGTGCAATAAGACATAGGGACACAACATTTCTCACAGTATTGTTCATCAGAAGCAGCTCGCATCTT